GCGCTGTAATATGCTGGCATTTATGTTATATTAATAACGTAGATATGATATTTTTCGGTAGTTTATTTAATTCAGGTGTCCATTCTATTATGTATTTTTATTATTTAATGACATTATTTACACCCTTGAAGATTTAAAATGGGACAAATTATGAGTAAGTTTTTTCTAATTTTATTATAGAAATGACACATAAAAGCGAAGATTATAAAATTTCTGCTGTTAAATATTACCTTAAAAATAAAGATAATATTAGAAAAACCTGTAAAATTTTTGATTGTAAAAAATCTACATTACAAAGATGGATACATAGATATAAAACTAGTAAAAATATTACAAGAAGAAACCGAAAATCTGTATCCTACAAAATTACAAAACCACAAGTGAAAAGTGCGTTAGAATTACTAAAAAATAACGAACAATTTACTATGAATGAATTGGTTATTGATATGAAAAAGAAATACCCAAATTTTGATATTACTCCTCAACATTTAGGGCAGATTATTAGAGATAATAATAATACAAGAAAAAGAACAAGACATGAGCATTTCCCAAAAGAAAGATACAAGAAACCTATTGATAAAGCAACTGAAATGAATAACTTTTTCACAGAACTTCGTAAATTCCCAATCAATAAAATTATTTGTTTAGATGAAACAAGCGTAGGTTCTGCGTTGAAACCAACTTATAGCAGATGTAATTTAGGTAAGCGTTGTATAATAAAAACATCTAATCAATTTGTATTCCGTAAATTTACCTTATTAGTAGCAATAAATAATTCAAAATGCGTTGGTAAAGAAATGTATGAAAAAGGAGGCATGACAAAGGAAAAATTATTAGAATTTTTACAAAAATACATATTTCCAAATTATAAAGATTATCTTATCATATTAGATAATGCTGGTAGTCATAATAATGAATTAATAAAGAATGCGATTACAAAAAGTGGAAATAAATACTTATTTGCTGTTCCTTATACGCCTCGTAGCAACTTACCAATAGAAGCATATTTTAATCAAATAAAAAATACTTTGAAAAAAGATAGAAATGTTGAAAATTATCAACAATTAGAAAATAATGTAAATAAAGCAATTGGAAAGGTAAAACCTGAAAATTATAAGAATTATTTTGAATATGCTTATAACTTGAAAGAGGGTATGGAATTAAAAAGAAAACAATCAACAAGAAGAAGAAAATTAAAAAATTATAAATAATATACTTAAAATTTAGATAGTTTAAGTATATAGTGAATATGAGATTGAAAAGTGAATTATACAAAAAAGAACAAGAAGAAATAATTGATAATATTGTAAAGATTTTGGATTTGGAAAATAAAACAGAATATACGCTTTATGAATTAGACAAAAATGAAGAAATCCAAAATAAAATAATGGAGTTAATACCTGAAATAAGAAAATGGTTTTCATTTAACAATATGAAAGCAGTTGGCGAACCAAGCAAAAGAAAAAGACCTTGGTTATGTATTATAAAACAATTATTGAAATCTAAATATAATATTGTAAGTATTGATTATAGAATGATTGATAATGGCGTAGAGATTAGAACACATAAATATAAAATTGAATTAATTATTTAATAAACAATTGATAGCATTTATATTATATACAAAATGGAACTACCCGAATTTTCAATAGAACAATATAATATTATTCAACAATTATCATTAAATAATAATGTTGTTGTTGATAGTGTTGCAGGAAGTGGAAAAACCACAACTAATTTACATATAGCAAAACGTTTTCCCTTGTTTCTAATTTTACTATTAACGTATAATAAAAAATTAAAATTAGAAACAAGGGAAAAAGCAAAAAAATTAGGAATTAATAATATAGAAGTTCATAGTTATCATTCATTTTGTGTAAAGTATTATGATAATGAGTGTTTTAATGATAGTATAATAAACAAAATAATAAAAAATTTAAAACACCCATTAAAGAAATTTAGTTTTGATTTAATTATTCTAGATGAAGCACAAGATATAAGTAGTTTATATTATGAACTTATTTGTAAAATTTATAAAGATAATAAAAACATAAATACAAAAATGTGTATTTTTGGTGATAAAAAACAAAGTATATTTGATTTTAATAATGCAGACCAACGATTTATTGAATACGCAACAGATTTATTTAATTTTAATTCTTATAACTGGATAAGATGTAATTTACCTGTTAGTTTTAGAATTACATATGAAATGTCGTTATTTATCAATAAATGCGTATTAAAGGAAGACCGCATTATATCTAATAAAATAACAAATAATAAACCAAGATACATAATATGTGATTGTTTTGGAGATACATTAGGAACATCGTCAAGAACATTTGAAGAAGTTAAATATTATTTTGACTTGGGTTATAAACCGAGCGATATATTTATATTAGCACCATCTATTAAAAGTGGAAGTACTCCTGTTAGACAATTAGAAAATAAGATTAAAAGAGAAATGCCGAATGTAATGGTATATGTTCCAACTAACGATGATGAAAAATTAGATGAAGAATTATTAGAAGGTAAAATAATATTTTCAACATTTCATCAAACAAAAGGGTTGGAAAGAAAAGTTGTAATTATATTTAATTTTGATAATTCTTATTTTGAATATTATAAAAAAGACGCGAATCCTTGTATTTGTTCTAATGAACTATATGTTGCTACAACAAGAGGAATAGAGCATTTAACATTATTTCATCATTATAATAATGAATATTTACATTTCATAGATAAAGATAATATACAAACATATTGTCATTTTGAAGATACAGAAATGTTTATTAAACCAAAAACCCAACTTCTTAAAAATATCAACACTTCAATTACAGATATTATTAAATTTCTGCCTCAAAATATTATAGACGAATGTTTTAATCAATTAGAAATAACAAAAAATAGTAAATATATAATAAACAAAATTAACATCCCTTTAAAAATATCTAATGATGAAACTACCGAGTGTATAAGTGAAATTACTGGTATTGCTATACCAAGTATGTTTGAATTAAAACTAAAAAATAAAATGAATATTTTTGAAATATTAGTTGAAGAAAAATTTGAAGAAAACATTATTAATAACAGAAATAACGGTTGTTTAATTCAACTAGACAATAAACCTAAACAAAAAAAATATAATATTAATGATATCAATATAAAAAAATTAACATCACAAGAACTTTTATATATATCTAATTGTTGGAATACACTAAAAAATGGTTATTTATTTAAAATTTATCAAATTACAAATTATGATTGGTTAGAACAACAAAAATTAAATGAATGTATTAATAGATTAACTGAACTAAATATATCAATAAATTCTACATTTGAATATAGATTAGAAAGTGAAAATGAGATTGAATTATTAAATCGTAAGTTAATTGGATTTATTGATTGTATTGATAAAGAACAAAATATTGTATATGAGTTTAAGTGCGTTCAAAAATTAGAAAAAGAACATTATTTACAATTAGCAATTTATATGTATATGTATGAATTAGAAAAAATGAAACAGATAAAAAAAATTAAAGAAATAAATTATGAAACAATAAAACGTTCTATTGTAAATTTACAACATCATAAAGAACAAATAATAAAAAAAATAGACATCAATAATAAAAAATTAATAGATTATAACAATAATATTGTTAATGAAGAAACAAATGAATATTCAATTGGAGATAAAATTAAATATAAAATATTTAACGAAGAAATTGGCGAAATAATTAAAATATATAAAACAACTGGAAAAGTAAAAGTAAAAAATAGTAATAAAAAAAATATTGATATATCAAAAACATTAATATTATCTGTAATAAAACAAATTGATATTAATTATGCAAAAATAAAAATTGCTGATATTAATAATGAATTATCTATATTATCCAAAGAACTAACTAAAACCAATAATTTAATAGATGAAAAGGAAAAGCAAAAAGAATTAATAACATCACCTACTAAATTAGATGACGAAATAAAATTATACAATAGAAAAACAGAATATGTTTTATTTAACATTTTGACGAATGAATATATGAATGTAAAATGTGAATTTCAAAAATTAAAAAAAATGATAGAATATCTAATATATTCAAAATATATAAATAATAAAACTATAACAGACGAGGATTTCATAAAAAACATTAAAAATATTCATAAATTATATTTTGCGTAAAATGACTTAAAATAAAATCTTTAGTAATAATATAGAATGTCTATAAAAGAAAAACCGCCTGACGACTTTTTCAAAGGAATTAAGATTTCCTTGAAAAGTGTATTGAAACATCCTGATGTAAATTTACCAAAAATTACAAATGCTGTTATTAAGTGTAATAAAATTGTTATTCAGACATTAATGTTTATGAAACTTTTTTTATTAGACTATTATGAGAAACATAATAAATTAGTTATAATAAACGATGAATTCATTAATTCTTGTATGAAAATTTTATGTAATGAAAAATCAAGTGGAAGACCTCCAAAACAAGAAATTAAAGAACTCAAAGAAAAACTTTCCGCATTTTACAAAACAGATTTTCAACCACTTATTCAAAATGAAGATTTAGATTATACTCATATGAATACCATTTTAGATTATCTTACAATTGATATTCTTACGATGTATGAGAATAACATTAAATTCCATTATGTAGAATATGTTGAACGATATGTGAATGTGGTTTGGAAAAAAAAATTTATTGTAAGTAAAATAAGAAAACTCAATATAACGCAAAAAGAAAAGGAACAGCGAGTAAGCGTTCTTTGTAGTCAATTAAGAAAAATTAAAACAGATTTGTTGAATATTGAAACAACAAATTACAAATCTCATTTTATGTATCATACATGGATTAACCGACAAAAACAAATGATTACACCAAATAAAAAAACTTACAAAAAAAATAATATTGTTTATGATTTAATGTGTAGTCCTATGGACTATTTTCCTTGTATGATTAAAATGATGAAACAAGTAGAAAAAGAAGAACAAACAATCAGTAATGTGTTTCCTATGAGAAGCGAAGTTATACCAAAACATATAAGATTAGATACAACAACATTAGTTCATTTGCTTATGACAAAGAAACAAGGTAATAAAAGTGATTATCTAACCAAAGGAAATCTAAAACGCAAAGAAGATAAAATATGGGAATTCTTTTTTAGAACTGAAAGGAAAATGTTTCATAAAAAATATTATGAATTTCATCATATGATAGAAACGGATGGCGTTAGTTGTTCTTTGCTATTATTGCGTAAAGATTTAATTGGAAAGAAATTACCTATGATGAAAAAAGGTTTATCAACCGAAACTTATATTGATGAATTAACAGAATATTCACAATTACAAAACAAAAAGATTGTAGCAATAGACCCCGGAAAATGTGATTTAATTTATTGCGTAGATGATGATAAAAAAGAAGCAAATAAGTTTCGTTATTCACAAGACCAACGAAGAAAAGAAACCAAGAAAAAGAAGTATTCAAAAATTCAATTAGAACTGAAAAAAGAAAAGATAAATGGTAAAACGATTATAGAATGGGAAACTGAATTATCAAAGTTAAATAGAAAATCACTTAACATTCAAAAATTCAAAGAATATATCCAAAAGAAGAGTGAAATAAATAACGTATTATACAAGTTTTATGAAACCTATATTTTTAGAAAATTACGCTTACAAAGTTATAGAAATACCAAGAAAAGCGAACAAAAAATGATTAACCAATTTAAGAAAATATTTGGTAATGAAAAAGAAGTCATTGTTTGTTTTGGCGATTACGAACAAAAGCAACACATGAAATTCAAAGAAGCAACCAAAGGTAAAGGAATGCGAACACTTTTTAGAAAAGCAGGATTTCAAACTTATTTGGTAGATGAATTTAGAACGAGTTGTATGTGTTCTAATTGTGAAATAGGTATTTGTAAAAAGACGATGGTTAGGAAAAATCCTAAACCATATAGAAGTGGAAACATAATTGTTCATGGACTGATTTGTTGTAAGAACGGATGCGGTTATTGGAATAGAGATGTGAATGGTGCTACAAATATTTATAAGATTGCTTATAATGCGATAAATAATAAAGAAAGACCGAATTATTTATCAAGAAGCAATAAATCATCAGGTAGTTTAGACGAATTACCAAAACCAAAATTTACACGCTCTGTGAAGAGCAAACCTTTTTGATTTTTAGTGGGTTTTGTCCCATTTTAAATCTTCAAGGGTGTAAAATGAATATACGAGGAATGCGTATGTATATAACAACATTACAAATACTCCAATTATCAGTAGGAGGTTTTTGTGGATTATATTATTATTATCCACCGATAGAGACGTTCTATAATTACGGAATT